CAGGCTTTGTGTTCCCTACAACATCAAGTACAGCTTCAATCATTTAGGTGATCTGTGACTGGAGATGTGGACGGTTGATGGTAACGGTAATGGTTGAAGTCGTAGAAGTGACGGTAGTCAGGTTGGCTGAACGAGCAGCAACAACTTGCAGACCGGCAGATGCCAAGACTTTCACACGACCAGCTGTAGCCGACAAGAACAGAGTGACGTTAGGTGCAACGGTAACGGCTGTTTTCTTGATGACTGCATTACCAGCAATTTGATACCAACCGTAAAGGCCGGCTGTACAGGCGCTCATAGCGACTGCGACAGGCACGTCTTGCACGGCGGTGTTGACAACCAAAGTTGTTTGGTAAGTTGTAGCGTTGTAGCGCACAACAGAACCAACAACAGTTGATGCCACGCCTAACAACAGGATGAATTCACCCTCGCCGTAGGTTGGATCAAATGCACGAACAATAGTGCCGAGAACAGCTGGGGGCGTAGGAATAGTCGTGCCGCCTGCGGTTGTAACACCAGAGTCCGTTTGATCGATATTTAAAACCCCGATCCGAGGTTCGTCAAATGTATATGCCATGATGGTTTCCTTTAAGCGATCAGAACGCCGCAGAATTGCGGGCCTGAAGATGTGAGGTTGCCGGCAAAACCGATGAGCTTGACGATAGCGTCTTGGTTAACAGCTTGACGTTCGCCGCCGATTGGCACGAAATTACGATCAGCGTGTGGACGGAACATCATGTATTTGGTGTTCAAGAACCACATATGATTGGCAGTTGCATCGTTACCGATACCACCGTCTAAGATCACGTCTGATGCCATACCAGCGCCGTAGTATTTCAACGATGCAAAGCCTGCGCCAACTGCCGAATTACCGCCGTCGGAGATACGTTGAATTGACTGCAACGATTGCAAATACAGCTTGTAATAGTTGTTGTCGCAAACGATCAGATCAGGTTTGTCTGTTCCACGAATCAGCTGAACAGCAAGAGCATCCATGTACGACTGGATGTTTGATGCTGAAGTAGCTGAACCGCCATCAGTCACGCCTGAGAACTTAGCCGAACGCCAAAACGAGAACGATGCACGATTGATGCCGCCGTATGTGCCGGTGCTTGGTGCGTCAGGAACAGCAGCGCCGAGGCCTGTGATGTTCTTGCCTGAGTTACCAGTACCGTCTAGGTAAATGTCACCCGAAATACGGTTAGCCAATTGTGCTTCAGCCACGCTCATACGACCATCTAGCAAGTCGATAATCGCTTCTTTGCCGCTGTTCTGAATCATTTCCAAGCCGCTGATCGAAATTGCAGCAGCGTACTGGGTGATTGAGAATTGAGCAGCAGAAATTGGGCTGTTTTGACTAACGTTCAGGACTTCGTAACCTGAATATGAGTTAGTGTTGTCGGTTGCAGCGTCGTTGTACATGATCTCTTGCAAAATCACGTTACCGCCAGAAAACGTCTTTACGTTGCCACGTTCTTTCAAACGGCGCAGTAAAGCGTTGTTGTTTGTTACGTTGTCAGCAAGTTCACCAGTGCGGCTTTGAATGTTAGTCGCAATGATGTCGCTGATCGAGCTATTGGCAAATGCCATAGTAATCTCCGATTAGGTTATCAAAAACGCTCATTAAGATTGTCAAACTGTTCCATCAATAATGAACGCCTATCTTGCGCTTTGGTACTCGTTGCCGCCCCTGGTGTTGAGGATTTAACGCTGACCGCTGCCGCCCGAGCCGCTTTCGCTGCTTTGTTCGATTGTTCCCGTTTCGCTGCATCTGCTTGACCCTGTGAGGCTTGCTGATGTTTTGTAAACAGGTCGTTATCTAGGCGTATTGCCTTTTGGTACGCATCATCCAAGTCCTTCGCCACACCGCTGTTAAGCAGTTGGATCATTGTTGGACGAGCTTCCTCAAAATACTCTGCTTTTGATTGAAACTGGTTAATTTCGCTCAAAAGTGCTTCATTCTGTGCATTTTCCTGCGCTTGCTTCCAATTTAACACCTCGCCACGAACTTGTGCAAGCTCGTTTTGAATGGCGTAAAAGTTAGGATCAGTAGGCTGAATCTGCACATCGCTCATGTTGATGCCGTACTGTTGAGCTAATTGGGCAAAATATGCTTGTTTCTGCTGTGGCGATCCGTGGCGCAAGACGTTATCAGCCTCCATCAAGGCTTTGACCGCCTGTGGTGCTTCGATGCCTAAACCACGGATGTTGTTCATGTACGGCTCAATGGCCTGCTGCATTTGGTCAGCATATTGAGCTTTAGTAAGCAAAGGCTGAACCCCTGCTCTCATTTCTTCTTCACGTTTCCAAGCGTATTCTTTTAGCTTTGGATCAGCGGTTGTCCAGGCTTCGTGATAGTCCTTCTTCCACGATGCCGGTGGGCGTTCCCAAACTGGTGGCTCTGCCGGTGGCTCAAGATTGGGTTGTTCCTGCGTCCTTACTGCCTCGACTGGTGCTTCATTCTGAACCTCATCGAACTGCTGTGACAGTAATTCTCGACGATCTGGCTGTTCAGTATTTTCCAATTGCATACCCCTTTAGGTAAATTTACGGCGAAGTTGTGAAAGAACTTGATTTGCCTGTTTGTGCGTCATGTTCGCCAGCTGCTGCCGCATGACTTCCCTGCGTGTGTCAACAGGCGGTGGCAACTTGGTTTCCATCTTTTCATTGCCCACTTCAAAGCAATTATGTTGACGCAAGTGTTCTCGATGTATTGACCGGCTCGTAATCATTGACCCGTCAATCATGGATTTGTAGGGTTGAATGTCTGGCATCACCATTGGGCCAAGGCTCTCGTAATGCTCTTTTGAGCCTTTCTCAACCAGTTCGCCATTAACGTATATGTAAGTTTTTTTCATAACAGAGCTATAACGTCCTCATCATCCATTTCTATGTGTTCGTTGTAAATCCGGTTTACCCGATCTAAATCAGCCAACATCGCATCGTAATTGATTACCGCCGGCGCTTGGGCTGTGGCCTCAATGACAAACGGTTCTGCAATTTCTTCTGCGATTCTTGGTTTACCCTCTACTATTTGCTCAAATAACGCAATAACCTTATCTCGCCTTGCTTTTGCCTTTGCTGCCTCTGCCCTGCGGTGTTCTTCTTCCTTTCTCTTGCGGTCAACGCCATCGTGGGTGTCAACGTCAATTAGGACGGGTACATAGTCCCATGTTGCATCGTCCCACGTTCCGGTGTCCCAATACCCGTTCATGCAAGTTCAACCCCAGCGGCTCTCCCGTCTGCGCCACGGATAATCTTCTTAGGCGCCGCAATGACAGTCATCACACCGTTGATTTTATCCATTGCGGTGTTGTGCATATTGCTCATGTTGTCGTGCATCTGCACCATACGGTTCATTGCTTGCGTAACATTGTCACCCAGTTCTGCGGCAATCTTGGTGCTTGCTGCCTCTTGCGCCTCAAGTAACGGCAAGTCTAAGCCTGGGTTCGCCCCAATCCTAGCCACCATAATCTTGGTTGCAGACTCTAGCTCTGTTTTCCACTTCTCCAATTCTTCGGCAGCTTGCAACTTGGCTTGTTCCATTGCCTGCATATACTGTTGTTTTTGCGCCTCTAGTTGCATTTCGGCTTGCAATTTCATTTGTGCCATTTGTACATCAGCCTGTGCTTTGGCTTGGGCAACCTGAATATCGGCTTGCGCCCTCAGTTGTTCAGCCTGCGCCGTGGCCTGCATCTTCATCTGCTCGTTTTGAGCTTGAGCTTGCATCTTCATTTGCTCAAACTGCTGCTCTGCCTGCATCTTCATAACTTCAGGGTTGGGCGGTGGTGGCTGCTGCGCCATTTGTTGCTGTTTCATTTGCAACTCTTGCATAGCTTGGTCAATCGTACCTTCAATCGGTGCGGCTTTCTTGTATGCGCCAACACCGAACTTGACCAACTCAATCAGCATAGGCACTAACTCTGGCGCTTGTTGACCCATTGGCAAGGCTTGCGTTAAGAACCCACCCATCGCTTGCAAGAACTCAACTCGTTCACGTTTGTTTTGGTTCTCGTCGATCTGCACTAGGCTATCTGAGTCCACTTGGATGCGAAACGAACGCAAAGGTTTGTCTTGGATTAGCTGTAACGCCTGCGGAATTAGCGCCTGATCTGCCGGTTGCATACCTTGTGCGGCAGCGTACATAAGGATTGTTGTGGGTTGAAACTTAGTGCAGATAACTTGGGCTTTTAACTGGAATAGCTCACTCGCAAACAGGGCAACATCTTCTTGCATCGAGCGCAAGCGCAGTCCTGCATACTGACCCTTAATCTGTTGTGCCGTGGCGGTTTCAGAGGCTTGTCCCTGTCCCCGAATAATGTCACTAATACCTGTAATTTCATAGATTTGGGTTTTGATTTCATTCATTGCTCGATAGCATTGCATGAGCGTTGCCGCCATCACATCAATTGGCAACAAGTCAATCGACCCTTTTAATCCACCCTTTTCAGAGAACGCCATCCACTTATCAACTGGGATCAATGTGTTGTTATCGCCCTCAGTTAAAAGACGCTGCAAGGTAGGTTGTGATGCGTCATAAACCCCACGCACACGCAACGCTTTAACTAACCCGTCAATGCGGTCAGTCAAAATGTCTAGGTCTGTGGCTTGGTCTTGATACAGCACAAAGTCAGGTACAGGCACAAGCGTGTCGCTTGTCATCGTGGCGTACAAAGGTTTGGCGCACGGAAAGAAGTTTTCAAGCTCTAACGGATCGTCACGCTCGTCAAGAATGTTTGGGCAACTCTTGCTAATCCAGTACACCTTGCCACTTTCTTTGTCCCATAGTTCGCAAATCTTAGCTCGTGTAAAGTCTTTGGATTGTGTCGAATACTGCTTATTGGTTTCCGGCCCTGCATCTAACGGGATAGATTTAGCCGTTTCCTCGCCAAAGCGTTCGATGAGGCTATCTTTTGTCATGTACACCCAGCGCCAGACGCTAGTGACTTCTTCCCATGTACGTGCAACCGAATGTCCAAAGTCTTTCCAATGAACGTAATCGGTAGGCGCACACTCGTACTCGATTTCCTCTTGTTGCTCAATTTCCTCGCCCATAGCGCCATCAAGCGTCATGGCAGTCTTTACTTGCTGACCTGTGCTGTTAACCTCGTCCACATCTTCGGTTACTTGCAGCCCATCTTCAGGAATGTCTTGCGCCCGAACGTGCGGCTCGTAGCGCACCCATGCCACGCCTCGACCACCCAAGAACCTGTCCTCAACTGCGTGTTTCATGGTCGATCTGAAATCGGTGTAATGCTCGATCTCAAAGTCCAAGGCACGTTCAATCAATTGGCTGGCAACACGGGCAACTGGGTCATTATCGCCAAAGCGTCGAGATACATCAGCCTTTGGCAGCCTGGCATATACCGCAGGGATCAGCGTCTGTACGTTAGACCACAGAATATTAAATTTAGCGGTTTCGTTGGTGTTCTGATTGCGATTGTCATCACGGTAGCGCCTCACAATCTTATTTGTGCGAGCTTCCCACTTTTTGAACTCATTGTCGTATTGGCTGATTACGTTTAGCCACTTCTGAACACCGGTCAATGCTTCCATCTTAGTATCTCGCAAAAATTACGTCACGGTTTACCCGCCCGACAATCTCGTAG